ATAAGATCGTGCCTGCTGCAGCTACTGGTGCTCCAGCAGCACCTGCTGCAGCTAGCACAGGTGGTACAGACGGCACATCAACAGCAACTCCTGCAGGATCAAATATGCCAGGTGGTGCACCTCCAGCCGCAGGTGGAAATGGCGCACCAGGTGGTAAAGCACCACCAGGTGGTAAGTTTACGAGTCCAGAAGAATTCGTCAACACTATGATGCCATGGGCTGAGTATGCATCAAAGGCATTAGGTGGTACACCTGCTCTTGGTATTTTGGGACAATGGGCTGGAGAGTCTGGTCAGGGTAAGAGCCTTCCAGCAGGTTTCAACTACGCTGGAATCAAGGCAGGCACCAAATATAAAAAGGGTGATTTTGTTCTTACGGAAGAAAAATATACGGCGAAACAACTCGAACATGCTCAAAAAAGCGGAGAATCATTAGCAGGAATTGTGGGTCAAAATGATAAGATAAAAAAGAAAGGCAGAGAGGTTACTATTGATGAGTGGTTTGGAAAGGGCTCATGGCAAAAAGCACAAGACGAGGGCAAGCAATGGGTGCAAGTAAAATCGTACTTTGCTGAATTTTCAGACCTAAAGGATTTTACTGATAGTTATGTTGGATTTTTAAAAGGTCCAAGATACAAAGATGCTATCGCAGCACAAACGCCAGAAGATTTTGGGTACAAAGTCGCTGCTGCTGGTTATGCAACAGCAAGTCCAGATAAGTATGCGCAAAAGGTTGGAAGTTTTGCCAAGAGTTTCCAAGGAACAACTGGAAAAGCCGCAGACGGTGCTATGTATGCTGCAGCAGGTGGTGTTGCCTCTGGTCCAAAGTCTGGTTATCCAGCAACGCTTCATGGCACTGAAGCCATTGTTCCACTTGATGGTCAATCATATCAATCTAAACAAGCAGTGACTGCAGTGAGTAAGGCAGTTTCTGGTGATCAACTATCACAACAAAGTGCAGATAATTCGATGGCATCAACTGGTCCAAGTGTTGTACCAGTACCAGTGCCATCTGGTGGTGGTCAAAAATCAGGATCGCAACCACCACAACCAAATAATGGTGCTGTTGTAAAAGCACAGCCTAGATTCGCTGATGACACTTTCAATAGAATCATATCAAACGATTTCGAACATCCAACATCGTTTACGTCAGTTTCTTTGGCATAAAAAAAGGGGGACAAAGTCCCCCTGAAAACATCTACGGTTTTCTAATCAAAATTACTCAGCAGCAAGTTTCTCGAAGAATGCCATATCGTCATCATCGACGCTAACATCTTCAGCAGTTACTTTCTTTGCAGGAGCCGAACGGACTACAGGGGCTGGTGCCTCTTCATCCTCGATCTTCTTTGCAGCGGCAGCAGTTGCTCCACCAGCACCAAGAACCTTATCCAACTTCGCCTTGAGTTCATCATAAGACTTGAAGTTTTCTGGCTTCAGGAATTCCTTGAGTGAGTATGCAGACTTCCAGACCTTTTCGATCTTATCGTCGTCGCCACTGAGCAATGCAGCAGGAGCCTCAAACTCCGACTTATCATAGTTGCGATAGCCTTCGACGTTACGAATCTTGATCTTGAAGTTTGCACCCTTCCAGAAGTCAAACGGATTCATTGGAGTCTCATCAGCAAACTGAGGCTCAAGTTGCTCCTTGATCTTGTCGAAAATCTTCTTTCCGAACTTGAACAAGAACACTTTGCCTTCATTTTGCGGACGCTTGGCGTCAGAGACCACAAGAACGTTTGCAAAATAGGTCAACTTGCGCTTCTGCTTACGAGCAATTTCTTTGTTTGCTTCGATACCTGAGTTCCACAGAACAGTGTTGTACTCAGAAACAGGATCGGTCTTACCAAGAGTTGTGAGAGAATTCTCAATGTACCAACCACCTGGACCCTGGAAACCGTGTGACCAAATCTGAACCCACGGAAGACCATCCTCACCGTCAACGGCTGGCGTATCGAGAAAGCGGATAACTGCGTATCCGTTGCCAGCAGCGTCAACTTCTGGTTGCCAAAAACGCTCATCAACGTTCTTGCCACCACCGTTACCAGCAGAGGATTGCTCAACTGCCTTCTTCAACTTATCAAGAGAAGAACTCTTGTTCTTTAGATTTGCTAGACTCATTTGTATTCTCCGTATAGCGTAGTATTAATGTATATCGACTTGTCCACTTTTTTCATCATCACAACAACATTATATAGCATTTTCGTCAGCAAGTAAAGTTTCTTTTGTCAATTGCTTATACTTGTCAACGTTCACCGCAAGAAAAGCACCATACTTGCGCACTTTTCTTGACACTTTGGGATAGATGATATCATCTGAAATCTTCTTGTCCCAAATTTGAATAAAGTTGAAGATGTTATTAAGAATCACAAGAGTCTCAATCGTTACATCTTTTTGGAGAAATGCCACTAACAGTTTTGGAAACTGCCCATCTTCAACTTTAAATAAATTGTTAAACTCTTTTGGATCTGGGCATATCTTTTGCAGATCTTCCAGATATACTTTGGTCATGGAATCCGTGGTTCGTTTCCAATCCCGATAAGTTTCTTCAGCCTGGTCTTCAAGCAATGACTTGGTCCAATTATCGTCACTGTGTACAAAATTAGCAACCAGAAATGGAACCATCTCATCGTCGCGATACTTGCGCGCAAGACGATGGAAAAGAAACTTGTCGCGGCGTTTTTGAAATGCATCTACTGATACTCGAGTTTTGCCATCATATTGAAAGAAGTTATAACTCTCTGAAGTGAAGTGCAACTTGATGGCTTGATAGATGCAATAAAGATCGTATCCATTCATAGAGGCAGTCGACTTCCTCGCGGTAGAAACCTCAACTCCATTGCTTCACCCTCAATGATGCTCTTCAGAGAGTCATTGATCAAACTTGCAGCAACTTCAATCTCAAGATTGTTACGTTCACAGTATGATGTGATTGCGTCCATATGATCAATCTTTTCTTTCATTGCCATTTCCATAATCATCATGGAAAAGTTATTTTTTTCTTCTCGGCTTGCCATATTAGATCTCATATGCACTCAAGGAATTGTTCAACTGCTGAGTCACACGAACAAAAGTGGTTCGTTTACTCAACTCCTTCAATTCACTTGCTCCAACATATGTACATGCTGAGCGTAGACCACCAAAGATTTCTTGCAGTGTTCTACTCACCTCACCACGGTATGGGATCTCTACAGTCTTGCCTTCAGAGGCACGATAGTTTGCCACACCACCATTATGTAAATCCATGGCAGTGTCAGAACTCATACCATAAAATTGATTACCACCAACTGCTGATGCACCACCTTCTTTGTGACCAGCCAGCATACCACCAAGCATCACGAAATCGGCTCCCGCAGCAAATGCTTTCACCACGTCTCCAGGAACGGAACACCCTCCATCCGCTATGATGTGACCCTTGAGACCATGTGCAGCATCAGCGCACTCTATAACTGCACTTAACTGCGGGAAGCCGATGCCTGTCATCTTGCGAGTGGTGCAAACTGATCCAGGACCAATACCAACCTTCACAATGTCAACACCGCTGAGAATTAGTTCCTCTGTCATCTCTGGTGTAACAACATTACCTGCCATCAGTACCACATATGGATACTTTTCGCGAAATCTTTGAATGAAATCAACGAACGATTGCGTATAGCCATTCGCAACGTCAATACAAACACGCATGTTTTGGTTATATGCTGCAGAATGGAATACACTATCAAATTTCTGCAGATCAGAATCTGAGATACCTAAAGAATAAACACTGCTGTTTAATCGTTTAGTAAACTGTTCAGTAAGATCCTCTTTTGAATAATGCTTTGTAAGAGCAACCATACACTTATGATTGTTCATCGCATCATCCATCATTAGTGTTCCAACGCCATCCATATTTGCAGCAATAACTGGAATACCAACCCAACTATTTCCACTACGGAAAGTAAACTTTCTCTCAAGATTTACTTGACTTCTTGATGCCAGAGCAGATCTCTTGGGGATTATAAGAACATCTTTATAGTCAAGTTTCACATCATCAATAATTCGCATATCAGCCCTCTTTATAGAAGAGATGTCGCCCAATCTTCCTCACAAAATCTTTTGTTTTTGCCCACGAAGGATTAACGTAGTCTGCATGGAAGTACAAAGCATTATCCATTGTACCGTAATTTCGTTTAGAAATCAACATATTCTCAGCAATTATAATTGCTTCTCTGTAACTAGATCTAGATCGAATGGTCTTGTTCTTCTCACAAACCCATGAGAATTGACATACTCCATTATACTTTTGTTTCACAACACCACAGATACTTTTAGCATATCCCTCTCGAAACCGATTGAGTGTCACAGTCGCAACCGCAATCTTGCCTGCAGTTGGTTCTGACCCTGCTTCAAAGTAAATGTTTTGCGCCAAACACTCGACCTCTCTCATGACCTTTTTCTTATCATCATATGAGAGTTCTAGAAACTGCATTTTTGAAGACATATGTTGAAGTTCATAAGCAAGCGCAATAGAGACATTTTGTTGCGCTTCTAGTTTATCTGTTACGCGAGATAGCATGTTGTATGGTATATACAACATAAAGAAGATCATGGCAAATAGACCGCCAAACCTTATAAATAGACTATGATTACGGTCAAAATATTGTTCGATCTTAGTCAAAATTGCGACTGCATCCATGTTAGTTTCCTCCATTTTTTGCAGTGGACAAGTATTTAGACATATATTATAAGGTATTTTTATGCAAGATAAAAGTAGAGTGATGTTCGTTCATGTACCAAGAACTGCTGGAACTTCCATAAATGATTTCTTAAGACAAAAATATCCAAGGGAACATTCGCCCAGAAGAAATCCATCATATGCTAATCACGATCCATACTATTCTTTAGTTCTTACAAACAACCCCTCAGAATTTTTCAAATTTGCTGTGGTGAGAAACCCATATCAGAGAACGTACAGCCATTACAAAGCATTTCTACTAAAACTCAAATGCAACTCTTTGCCTACTCTTTCTGAGACATTTACATTTAATGATTTTTTGAAATATAAAAGAACACTGGGCGTCGCTTTGTTCTCACCAATCACTCTCAATAGAAATAACTTTAGTTTATTTGATCAATCATTCTTTTTGTTGGATGATTGTGGAGAAATAAAACTAGATAAAGTCTATCGATTTGAGAACTTAAAAGAATTTGAAGATGATTTTAATACAAAGATTTCGCATAGAAATAAAAGCACATATATTGATGATGAGTATGTGCAGACTTACAATAAAGAAAATATTGGATTAGTAAAGTCTTTATACCTCAGAGATTTTTCATTACTCGATTACTCAACGCACTTTGATGATTCATTAAATTAGAGGGTGGTGGCTTTTACACCACCACCCCAGACCTTTCTGTTACCGAGCGGTCAACTCTTTGTGCGAAATGGGTTTTTACGCCGCCATCGCCATAGGTGTAAATGAATCATCGTTTGCATTTACGTTTTTTGCGCTGATTAAGTCAGTCGCCTCACTGGTTGCTGTCAGGTTATTACTTGCCCTGTCGAAGCCAAATTCATCCCCTCAGAAAGTATACTGCCCACACTCACTTACGATTGTCGTAACCAGCGGTGGTAAAAAACCTGCTCATGTGTTTTTGCAATACACTTTTGGTGGAGATGTCGGGGGTCGAACCCGAGTCCAGAACACCTTTAATTGTCAGTTTACAACCATTAAATTGGTCTATTATTTAGACTTTTATTCAATTTCCCTTTCTTCAAACATATCTTTTTCGCATTTGCAATCGGGGCAAAGAAAATCTTCATCTAGATCTTCAAACTTACCATACTTCTTTTCGTCGTATTGGTAGCCGCATCCGAGGCAAATGTGAGCCTTTTTCTTTTTCATATTAGCCAACAGTGAGTGTTGTCTCACCAACCTGACGATT